CTGTTTCAAATCCTTATTGATCTGCCAATCTTGGACTTTGTCACCGATCTTTTCGGTCACATTTCCCATATTTTTACTCCCTAACACTGGAACCTGCTTAACAGCACTCGGATCTAAGCCGGCTACCTTGGATGCAGGTAACTGTTTACCTCCAACTTGGAGGACAGCCCGCATAGCCAGAGGGTCGTATCTGCTATCACCTTTACGTGGGTCAGTATTATAATAATCTAAAACCTCACGTTTGTACTTATCAGCATTCATGGCATAGTCAGCCAAGTTATAAGCGTTTTTAGCGCCACTGTAAACAAGGCCGACAACACCATAACCAGACTCCTTGACAATATTATAAATAGAGTCCTTAGTCTGGTTACCATAAACGACGAAAAACGCCGCAATTTGTTCCGGTGTGCCACCCAATTCTGCCATTCTATTCGCATATAATATATTTGCTGCAGTTCGATGACCATAATCATCAAAATGAGCAAAAGCACTATCATGGAGACGACTCCAAGCAGACCACTCACCGATAGGCAAGGTATCACCAAACTCAACGCTTGACTGGTACTTGCCATTCGAGATGCCTGGGCCTGTATAGTTGTCGAATCCTGCTGTTGACATGGAATTATTTTACCCTCCTCCAACTCAATTTATTAAATTTAAAAATATGCATTTACGCCACAAACATCAAGCTTAATTCAAACTCTAAGCTCTCAACAAATCGTCGAGAACTTCATCTAAGTCACGGTAATCGTAACCGCCTTGAGCGATCGATTCCATGCCTTTGGATTTATAACGCAAATACGTCATATTCCAACATAGATGCAAAGGGAACGCTGTTGGGTTATCTTTACGAAAAGCCCTATACATCCTCTCCAGAAACTTAAACCGTGGGGTATCCCAGCAATAATTTATCATTGCTGAGCTAAGTGCCATCGCTAAATCATCGATTTTAACTCGCTTTAATTTCTCGACGTGCTTAGTGAACCTGACGGGTCTGTACTCAATCACTCCGCTCTTAGTTTTCTTGAAGGTTGTGCTAAAAAACTCACTCCCACTAAATGTCGCGTTCTTCTTTATTTCAATATCAAAGCCAAACTGCTTTGCTATCTGAATATAAGATTCAACGTCCATGTCCTTTGGGAAGGTTTGATCAGCATCATCACCTCCAACAACTT